AATTCTTGGGAAACATTAACCGTTGGTAATGGTAATGTTACTTGGAATGGCATTAAAGAATTGCGTGAGGGATTAATTTGAAGTTTAATATAGAAGCAAGCGTCTTAAAAGAAGCATTGGAAAGTGTGCAGGTTAAAGGTAAAGGTCAAACTGCTAATGGATTTGGTAATACTAGTTTTGGTGATTATGCTTATCTAGTTATTAGAGATAATACATTAGAAGTTTGGAATGGTAGCCCAACTGCCTGTGTAAAAATTTCAATTCCTCTTGACGGAGAAATAGAAGAAGGTAGTGTATGTGTGTATATTCCTCAAATACTTCCTTATCTAAAGTCATTTGATGATGTTTCTGTTGCAGTAAATGATTTTATTGCTCTAACTTCAGGAAATAGAAAAGCATCAGTGCCTTTGGTTGTTCTTCATCCAAATGCTGATGCCTTAACGAGACTTCAAAATATGTTGAATCCAATTAGATATGAAGTGCAACCAACAACAATGTTTAACTTCGCTAAATCTAAGTTTGAAGGAGTATTTGTATTAACTCAACCGCAATTACAAGATGCGATTAAATCTTGTGAATTAGTTAAAAGTGGTGTTTATAAGTTTGATTATAATAATAATGTGTTGAAAGTATCAACAAGATTAGATGTAACAAACAAATATGAAGAAACTATTACTCCTGCATTTCCAGCAGGAGAACCAGCAACAGTTGAGTTTAGTAGTCCGGTGTATTCTTTCTTTAAGAAACATCAAATGCTAAATGTATTTATGAAAGATGAGTTTCCGCTTTTAATTGTAGCAGATGATAGAATGCTATTAAAAGCACCACATATTAGTGGGTGAGTATATGATTATCAGTAAAATGAATGACGGTAAAAATATCTATAAATCTTGGAGAGAAAACGGAGAGAAGAAATATGAAATGGTGGAGTTTAGTCCTTATTTCTATATTTCTTCTCAAGAAAACAGGCCAATGTCATATAAACCTAGTAAATACATAACTAGGGATTTTAGATATGAAGAAGGTAATTGGGTAAACTTACAGAAAGAACCTTTACATAGGGTCTATGTTGAATCTTCTTATGATATTAAGAAAGCAAAAGATATGTTCTCAAGAACATATGAAGCAGATGTTCCTTATCATTTTAGATATTGTATTGATGAATTACACGAAATGCCCGAATACAAAATGCGTAAATGGTATTGGGATATGGAATGGCAACAAGGCGGTGAATATCACGATTGTATTACTACTATTGTAGTTTATGATAATTATGATGAAGAATACTATCAATGGGTATGGTTTCCTAATTATGAAGGAGACGAAGAATATCATTTCGATAATGAAAAAGATATGATTGAGTCTTTTATGACTACAATGATTGTAAAAGACCCCGATATGCTAATTGCTTGGTTTGGTAACTTTGCCGATATTCCTAAATTATTAGAACGGGCTTGTGCAGTAGGATTAAATCCTTCTATTATTTCACCTATTGGTTTTGTTAAAGGCATTAAAAAGAAAAAAGATGAATATACTTTTGCTTATGCTGAAAAAGGATTTAGTCCTATTGAGCAACCTATTGGCGGAAGAATATGCTTATCTTTAGACTTAGCATTTGAAAGACAGTGGAATGATTCTCAAAGAGGAACATTACCTTCTCTTTCTCTTGATTATATTGGTGAAATAGTTCTTGGTAAAAAGAAGTTAGTATCAGAAAAGTTTCCAGATACAAATGAATTTTATAGAAGGGCTTGGTTAGAAGATACACAAACTTATCTTGACTATGCTATAAAAGATGTTGAATTGATTGTTGAAATAGATGAAACAAACTTTTGTAGTGAGGCTATTCTTTCTTTGCAAAGATTACTAAAAGCACCATTTGATGCCTGTTTTTATGCTAGTCATATGGGTTCTATTTACTTTATGCGTAATGCTGAATGGAAAGCACCAACAGGTAATAAGAATGAAGAAAGAAGAGAATATGACGGGGCTATGATTTATGACCCATTAACTGAAGGAACAAATGGATTACATCTTAATGTAGCAGCATTTGATTATGCAGGTCTATATCCTGCTATGATGATTTCTAGGAACATTTCATGGGAAACTAAATCATTAGAGCCAACAGAATTTGCAGTTAATATTAGCACACCAAGAGACTTTAGTGAAGTAAAACATGAACAAATGCTTTATTATAAAACGGATAAACTTGGGCTATTACCAAGAGCCGTTCTTGAACTCAAAGAGTTGCGAAACGAATATAAGCGTCTTATGCGAGAGGCGAGAGAAGCGGATAATAATAGCGAGTATATTAAATGGTATAACAATCAAATGGCTGTAAAGCGATTAATGGCTTCATTTTACGGAATTGTTGCCTTTCAAGGCTTTGGATGGGCAGACATTGATTTAGCCGCAAGCATAACTGCAAGTGCAAGAGAAGCAATTAGATTAGCAGCATTTAGCGCAAAGGAGATGGAAATATGAAATGTCTTGTATGTAAAGAAGGAGAACTTAAAATGTCCTTCTATAAGAAAACTAACTATAAATATAGTGCAAATAATAAAGAAATAGCAGTATTAGTATGCAATAATTGTGGACATAAGGAGAGATTTGGATGAATATGCACATGGAAAGATGGATTAAAGAAGCAGTATTAGAAACAGAAGGAGAATTTACGGCAAAAACTATTCTTACGAAAATAGTTGAGAAAAAGGGCACTAGTCCTTATATCGGTAGTGTTACCGGAATAGGATGGCTTTTAGGTAAACTTGACAATGTTGAGCAAATTGGTAAAGGTCATTCTTCTAAAACTTATAGGAGGATTAAAAATGATGACTAAATATGTAACAGTAAAAGTATCTTATGATACAGAAGAAACTTGGAAAACTACTTTACAAGAAGTAAAGGAGTTATTTCAAATGATGAATAACTTAAAGCGTCATGCTATCATTACCGAAATAGAACAAGGTGTTAATCATGATGATGGACAAAACGAATGAGTTATTAGAGGAATTGCTGGCTATGATAGCAAAAT